GGCAGCATTGGAGCGTTCACCGCCGCGAGCACCTCCGCCAGATGAAACAGCAAACGGCGCAAAGCTGTACGTCACACCGCTATAAGTGCGTTGCTGATTGACGCTGAAATTTTGATATGGCGTGCCGGTGTAGGCATCAGCTTGCGTTTTAAACCGGACATAATTAACGAATGCGTACGCGCTGCTCATCAGATACCAACCTTGCTGCGGGTTCTAGGGCTATTTTGCAGCGTCGTCAGCGTCATCGCACGGCCACGCTCGGCGGCCTGCGCCATGCCCTGGCGGTGCTGTTCCGCCGTAACGTACTCAACGTTATTTATGACCGTTGATTCATACCGAATGTCCAGTGGTTGCATGGCAACGGCTTGCTGCTTGTCCAGCTGTTCGCGAGTGCTGGCAACGGCTTGCTGCTTGTCCAGCTGTTCGCGAGTGCTGGCTGCGCTCTGCTGATTGTTCAGCTGCTGACGGGTTTCGCTGTTAGACAGCACCATGCCGCTGGTGGATGGAACCATCAACTCAGGCCCACGTTCGCCCACGATGTAGGGCGTGTTTGCGCTGACTGGACCGCCGTTTGCTCGAAGACCGCCTCTTGAGGCTATATCGGCAAAAATATCGCCACCACCACCACTACTACCACCGCCGCCAAAAGCGTTCCCAAGTATTCCTATTGCCTTCATGATTAACGCCTTGGCAATCATCTGAGTCGCCATATCAATAAAGGCTTTGCCGATGTTGGCGAACATGTTACTAAATGCTTCCTCTACCGAACCAGTGCCCGTAACAATCGACTGCACAGCAGATGACATTGCAGTAGCGGCTTCGTTTGCAATAAAGCCGTACTTCTCCACTAACTGGTTCTGGCGCAATTCCGCCTGCTCTACTTGGTCTAAAACCGGTAAAAGCGCCTCAAGTTTTTGTCTACGTTCTTCTAGACCTTTTATGTTGTCCGAAATAATTTCATTACTGGGGTCTGCTTTTAATTGTTTGTTTAAAATACTTACCTGAGTGTCTATGTCTCTGTATATGTCTTCTGTTCGACGAAGTTGTTCGATTCTAAGGTTTAACATGTCTGAATCGTCGCCCCCAAATGGCGAAGCAATCCTGCGTTCCACGTCCGCAATATTGCGTGTAAAGCCTCGCGTGATACCGGAAGTCTCTTCTGCTTGCTGCAAAGAGTTAATTTCTTTTTGTATTTTAAGTTGCTCTTTTTGCTGTTGTACTTGTTTTAATTGAGTAAAGTATACGCGTTCAATAGTGTCGTATTGTGTGTTATATGTGTTAAACAAATGTTCTGCTTCTTCCTGAGATTTGGCTTGTGAAGCTCGCTGCTTGTACTGAATATCTAATATACGGGTTTTGAGTCTAACTTCGTATTCCAAAGCTTTCTCGCTTTCGTCTAGGAACGCTTTTTCCCCTTCAAATACACGGGTGCTTTGTAATCCCGCTCTACTGCCTGCAATTAAAGCTTGCATACTGCCTACTTGAGCCGAGCTAATACCTCTGTTTCGTGCTTCTAATTCACGCTGTGCTCTTTGTGCTTCTTGCTGTGCTCTTTGTGCTTCTTGCTGTGCTTTTCTAGCGTCTTCTTCCTGCTTTCTTTTTCTAGCTTGCTCTACTTGATTGATTCTTTGTACAGCTTTTAACTGCGCTTCCAGATAGACCAAATTTAATTTTAATGGGTCTCCCTGCGCCTTTAATATTTTTACACGTATTTCCTCTGCGGCTACATTTTCCATCGCTGCTACAACCTGTTCATTAAGTAAATCACCGTTATTTTTTGCAATAATAAGTTTTTGTTCTAACATTACTATTGAACTGGCTGTTTCTGCATCTACAGCAGCTTGTAGGTCTCTTTGTGCTTGCTTAATTACCTGTATTCGTTCTTCTTCTTCCGCAATTTTTTGTAACGCTGCTATTTGCTGGTTAAGTTGTTCTACTTTTTGCGGATCGCCCCCAAATAAAAGACCTTTGTCAAAGCTGTCTCTTTCTTCCTGTAATTTTCTTATTTCGGGTGTTGTACCTTCTTTGTTAGCCAACCTTACAATTTCAATTCGTTTCGTTACAGAGCTTAAAATACCTAATTTGTTTATAAATTCTGCTGTGCTTGCAGAAACCGCTGTAAAAGCTTTGGTAAGTTCGGCACTTAAGTTAGATGTGTCTTGCCCAAATTCTTTTAGTGCGGTAACGCCGTCATCACCGATTACAGTTGCTAGCTGCGCTGTTGCTACTGCTAACGCTTTTTCTTTACCTAAAACTTTTTCTATGTCTTTGGTTAGTTGCTCAAATGCTGTGCCGCTTTCTCCTGCAGCTGCAGTTACCGCTCCAATGTCAGCTGTAAGTGGATTGAGAGCTTTACCTAGCTCAGAGGTGCTCTTAATTAGGTTGTCAACTGCCGTTCCAACTGCAGTACCTACTAGCGACAGGCCAAAACCAAACTGACCGCCCATCAAACCGCCGCCCGCACCGCCTACTGCACCGCCTACTGACGCGCCAATTCCTTGGCCGAAGAGTAATGGAAACGCACCACCGATGATTGCGTTGCTTGCGGCACCCTGTAAACGTTTGATTTGTTTGGTCCGCGCTTTAGCGGCAGGACTGCCTGGGATGTTTACTGCACCACCAACCGGGCTGCTCTGGCCCCGCAGGTTGCCCGCTTGTGTGGAACGTTTATCAAAATCTTCGCCTATTTTTTTGTCTATCTTTGCTCTTAATTTATCTATTTCGTTCAGTTTGCTCTGTTCTGCGTTAAGTCGTTTTAGTAGTCTGTCAAACTCAGCATCATCCGCTTCCTTACGCTGTCGGTTAAGACTGTCATCAAACCGTTTTTCAATGTTAAACAGTTCGGTTTGGAATGCTTTTTGCGCTGCAAATTCTTTTTGGTTAGCTTGGCTTTTTAGCGCGGCTTCCCTTGCAATACCTTCTGCGCGTGCGGTACGGGCTTGAGCAGAAATAGGCCCAATGGGGTCTGTAAATTGAGTAGTACCACGATTAAAGGCACCCCGCATATAGGCGCCTGACATTGTGGTGGCAGCGCCCCGTTGCGTGGGGGCAGCCGCTGCGGCGTTATAAGCTTTAAGGGCTGCTGTAGCTCCTGTACGATTTGCAATTTCTTGCTCTATAAGCCTGTTCTGTCTTTCTCTAGCTGCGTTGGCATTACCTAAGGCAGTAACGTAATTGTTTACTGCTCTAGTTTCCTGCGGAGTAGCTGCCGCGACTTTACTTAAAGCTTTCTCAGCTAAATTTAACTGCTGTGCATAATTCTGTATGCTTTGGGCTAGACCACCAAAAGTGGTCGATTGCTTTTTATTGATTTCATCTATCTTAAAGTTAGTTCCTTCAAGCCTTTTTTGGAGCTTGGTAAGCTCTTCTACACCTTTTACGCCTATCTGAATTTCAGCTCTGTATGCCACGATCCACAGCTGGTACGTCGTTTTCTATTCTAGGCGCGAAATAGGTTACCTTCGGCGGCGGGCTTTTTCCATTTGTTTTTCTTGGTCCTCGTTAAGAATCTGGAAATAGGCGCTCCAGCCCAGTAATTCTTCGGGAGTCATTGTGGTGCGGACTTCGGTCAAGCTCATGCCCAGTTCCTTGGCAACGCCAAATTGCAGCATGAGCCAGTTGTCTTTGCGAAGTTCCGCAACTAGGATTTTGGGTCCATTGGCTCTTCGTCTTCGTCGCTAAGGATGGCCAGCATCAAAGACTGCAGATCGCTGTCCTTGACTTCGTTTTTTAAAATATCAATTTCACCAGCGGAGAAAAGCTTGGCGCCGTTTTCGTCTTGTGCTTTGCCAATCAGCAGCTGTAGTGCAAACGCTCCAGCGTCGTCAGACTTGGCTTGCTTCTGGGCGCGTTCACGTTCAGCCATGGTTAGCGGGCTGATCCACATTTCAAATGTGGTGCCGTCAGACAGCTCAACTTTGCGCTTGCTTGGCTGGAGATTTGCTGCTTTACGCAACCGATCAATGGCGCGATTCGATCCAGCGGGCATGATTTGTACTTGACTATAAACTAACTATAGCGTAGCGCAATAAAAAACCCCGGCAAAAACCGGGGCTATGTGTTTACTTAAGTAGCACTTTATCAGGTCCGGCTGAAGTCGAAGCTCGGGGTGCCGGATGGACGGAAGCTTACGCTTACGGATTGTGCGTCGTCAGGGGTGACATTCATGCTGGCAGAAGTCAGCACTGATTCAAACTCGATGGAACGGCTTTCGGCTTCGTTTACTGAACCGCCGCTGAACACTTGGTCAATGTAAAGCTTAAATGCAGCACCAGTTTGGTTGCGCTGAAGCACGTCCTCGATCATGCGGTTGCTAAGGGAAGCATCCTCGTCGGTCATGTAGACCGTTGCGCTGCCCGTACCATCGCCGAAGCCGGAGATGTAGCTGCGGAATGGAACGTACTGACCAGGGGTTTGACCGATGGTGGTTACATCGATTTCAGCACGGTTGATTTCAAAGCTCCAGTCACGCACCTGCCCGACTACTGCAAATGCGGTATAGGCGACTTGGAAGGCGTTAGGGCTAACGGCTGTGCCGTCGTCGGTAATGGTGATTGTCGCTCCACCTAGGGTTGCAGACACCTGCAGCACTCCAGTGCTGGCGGTGTAAGCAATAACGTAGTAGGTGGTTGCTGCGCTGATTCCTGCGGGAAGTGTGCCTGTGCCTGCGCCGTTAGTTTGAGTGTTGATCACACTAAACTGCACAGGATCACCTACTTTCAAGTTCAAGTAGGTTGCAACAGTAATGGTGTCTGCGCCAGTGTTGACGTTAGACTCAGCAAAACTGCTGGTTGTGCCAGCGGGTTTGTAGTAGAGGGCACCTGAAGTGCCGGACAGAACGGTGGTGGCCATTGCTACGCCAAAAATTAAAGGTCTCTGCGGGCACTGCCCGGCTACCCATAGGTTAGCGGGGATTTAAGTCAACACCGTTGCTACATAGCCTGTGTCAATACGACCTACAAAATGTGGTGATTCATCAGTAGCTGAAAAACTTGGGCCATTTATCTCGCCTACTTTTACGAATACACCTGTAGTAGTTTTGGATGTGTCATTAATAGTCTCTAATACGTTTACGGCAGTTGTTACCAGTTCTTGATTGCGGGCCGGGCCACGGCCTTTTTCTGTAAACAAACGGATTACTAACGCGCCACGCGCATTGTCCACGCTAGAGGTCAGCGTTGGTTCGTTGGTTAGGCCAAACGTGATGTTGACGCGGACGTACTCGGTGGTTGTATTTGGTGGTACGGCAGTGATGTTGTCGAAGTACACCGGTACTGCAGGGGACAGGTTGTTAAACGCCGTCAATAGCGGGTTCTCCATTGATGCCCGGATCGCTTGGTAGTTCATCGCGGAAATTTCCTAAAGGCTCGATCCATTGCCACTTTAATTGTCCTGTCGATACCCCCACCCTTTAAATAGGTGTCGTACCAGTCCAATGGGGCGGTGCGGGTGTTTCCTTTACCGGATTTGTCTAAATTACCGCGAATCTTTGCGCTTCTTTCACCGTATTCAACCATGCCTGGATTTAAACTTTCTTGAAGTGGCTCTGGAAAATCTTTCGGGCGAAAAAATTTTCCTTGCTCGTAATCAATGGCAACGCCTGCGTGCCGCGCAACATTGTAAATGGTGTATTTGACTTCAGGCTTATTAAAAAGTTCGGCGCCACTTAAAAAAGGCCCAATAACAGGTTGCGGGTTTCCGGTAGCACCGCTGCCTCCGGTTTTAACACCTCCAGAAGTTTCTATAACCCAAGAGTTGGCGAACTCCCCTGACCACACTGGACCGGCTTCCTGTAACTCCTTGATTGTCTGTTCCGCAGCCTCGCGGATGTCCGTAGACAAAATACCGTTTACCCAACGGTCTATAAACATTGGCAGGTTTTGTAAAGCCTTTGCCATTATTGTGGCCTCACGATCAGGGTGTGGTACACCGGGTTGTCACCACGATAGGTCAAGATGTTGATGATCTTGGCTTCGCGGGTTTCGCCTGCCTGTGGATACTGCACACGGTCGGCCTCTGTTGGGTAATAATCGCCAAGCTCTGCCGTACCAATCAAGATCTTTACGTCCGTGCTTTGGTACAAGCCCTCGGATTCGCGTGGGGTAAGGCGGCTGATGATGCCCTTTACCGTCACAGTGGCGTCCGCTCCAGTTACAGCCCCTGTGGTGGGGTCGTAGGCGCGGGGTGTAGTGGTCTTGATGTACGTGATGTCCTGGCCCCAGTCATTGAAGATTTGGGCTGGAATCGGCGAAAAAGTGTCGTCTATTTTTGACATTTCATCCTCTAACAACGCGCACTTGATAACCCCCAGAACCGCCCAAGGTGAAGGCTCCAAGGTAAGACTGTAACCAGGGGTAGACATCAAAAATGTTGTTCACGGATCCAGTCGCCTGGCTATCTGTGTTGTACTTCACCTTTAATTCGCCTAACTCGACTTCTTCATACAAACCTTCGGTTCCGGTGTTACCGGTGACGGCATCCGTGTCATTTGCTAGGGCGCGTGCCAGCTCGTAGGTGGCGTATTTGATGTCGGCTGGGATGACGGAGCATGTAAGTTCCACCCGGTCTACGTGGTAGTTGTTGCGCGGCCAGCTCAATGCTTGGCCATTGTCGCAACGGTCGCCGTAAAAGTTAAGTACGTCGATCCAGCGGGTTGCGCTAATAATGGCGCGGTTCTTTTGGTCGTCTGTTTTGTCGTCCCAGGTTGAAGAATTTGGGACGGTCTCGAAATAGGCGTTTGCTTCCGCCAGCGTTACAAAGCTGTTGGCGTTTTCGCCCTTCAATGTGGCATCGATTGTTGCGGCCACAAGACTGCAGGAATACTTTCTTTGATTTTAGCCCAATAAAAAACCCCGCCGAAGCGGGGCAATATCAGCTTTTGCTGGACGGATCAGGCGATTGCGCTGGTGTCCAGTGGGCTGTTGACGATCAGCTCGACCATGGGGATCAGGTCGG